GTATTCAAACCATGACTAATGTGAAGAAACCACCAAAAGTTTATAAACCTCTTGCCACCCGTTCTCTTAAAAGAGCTAAGCAAGAAAGAACATATTCTAGGTTAAGAAAAGAGTTCTTGCTTACCAATGATCGTTGTCAAGCTAGTTTACAGGGCATCTGCACGCACAAAGCTACAGATGTGCACCATATAGCAGGAAGGACTGGAGATCTCTTAAATGACGTTAATTTATGGATGGCTGTATGCAGATCCTGTCATGATTGGATAGAGACACATCCTATAGAGGCAACAGAAAAAGGATTTAGAAAATCAAAAATCAAATCAAATGAAAATAAAAGCAATTAGACTTGGAGACATGATAAAATGGTGGACACGTAATGGAGGTAGCTTCAATACTGAGCATTATTTAAAGGTCATTTACGCAAAAACTATGGATGATGGCAATAAAACTTTGGACCTGTAGATGTGGTCACAAGCACGGTAAAGAAAATGAAGGTTTTGCATGTATTAAATGTAAGACAGAAGTAATAGATATTAGTGCAAGACCGCCTAGATGGCATAAGAAGTTGAAGAGATCAGAAATAGATAAATTATTAAGAATAGAACATGGCAAGAAGATATTCAAAAGTAGCACGTTTAGCGTTAATTGTGGCATGTCTATCATTATTAGTATCTTTGTTTAATAGCATACTAATAATGTTTAAACTATAAACATTAAACTTTTTAAATTATAAATATATGGAGTTTATACAATACGCAATAATAATTAGTGATCCAGGTGATGAACAACCTGGGAGTCATATATACGCATCATGTTAAATGTACGCGTAGTAAAAGCAATAAAGAATAATCATAAGTGGCAATTAGCTTATGATAAAGAGGAGAACATTTTATTAGATGGTTTGGGTACCTTATTAAGGATACACGTACCAAGAGCAAAAGTATGTTATATACTATATACTGATAAAATGTTTCCTGAAGTTGGTGTTGAGTACATATCTTTTATAGGATCTGGCAGAGCAAATGGTAGTGAGAAGGTAGTTAGATATGAGTACATTGATAAAAAGAAAAGAGATTGGATAATTAATGTACCCTTTGAAATACTAGATATGAATAAACCAATACCACCTAAGATATATTTTAAAGTAATTACAGTATAATAAATTGATATGAAGACAAAAGATCAAATACAACTGGAGGCTTTAGAAGCAATTGGCACAAAAAAGAATGCAGGCATTGAAGTATCAATGGGTGTAGGTAAATGTCTATTGGGTTTGAAACACATGGCAAAGAACTACTCTGATATCTCAAGGTTTCTTGTAGTGGCACCCAGAACTAGGATCTTTGATTCATGGCATGATGATGCTGTTAAGTTTGATTATGAATACTTAATAGATCACATAGAGTTTACAACATACATTTCTTTAGTTAAGCAAGAATTTAATTATGATGTTATCTATTTAGATGAGTGTCATAGCTTGAAAGAAAATTATGCAGAGTGGTTAAAAGCTTTTGAGGAAACAGGTGGTAAAGTAATAGGATTAACAGGAACATATCCTGTATATAACTCATCAGAAAAAGGTAAGATGTGCAATAGGTTTTGTCCTAAAGTGTACTCTTACGCAACTGATGAAGCTGTGGAAGATAAAATATTAAATGATTACCAGATTTATGTACATAAGTTAAGGTTAAGATCTGAAAGGACAATACCTAGAAAGACTAAGACTGGTAAAGTTTTTTATACATCTGAAATTAAGGACTATGGTTATTGGTCTGATAGAGTTGACACAGCAACAACAGATAAGTCAAAACAAATTGCAACTATTCAAAGAATGAAATGCTTGCAGAAGTTTAGTTTAAAAGTAGATTATGCTAAGGCATTACTACAGCATTCAACAAAGAAGACTATAGTATTTGCAAGTACACAAAAGCAAGCAGATGAAATTTGTAAGCATAGTGTACATTCAAAGAACAGACAATCAACACTTAACTTAGATAATTTTAAGATAGGTGCTATAACTAAACTTAGTGCTGTAGAGCAGCTGAGTGAGGGTGTTACAATACCAGGATTAAAGGTAGGTATTATCTTACATTCATATGGTAATAATAGAAAGGCAGCACAGAAAATAGGTAGGATGCTAAGATTAAATCCAGATGATACAGCTAATATTCATATCTTGTGCTATGAAAATAGTATAGATAAGAGATGGGTAGAAGATGCGTTACATCATTTTGATGAATCAAAAGTAAAATGGGTTGAACCTTGGTTTCAGCCAGCAAATGTTTATTAGTTATGGAAGAAGGAATGTACGTGAAAGGGCTAATAATACTAGAGCCAATAAATCATAAGGATATTGTATCTGGAACTATGGGTATAGTAGATAGCAATGGTATTTTAGATATTGTAACTGTAGAGCATATAACACAAGACGGTTTCTGGTGGGTAGACGGCAGTACTGTTACTGGTGAATTATCCACTGAAACTAACTTGAATAAAGTTACAGTAATTGCTAATGATAAAAAATATCCTTTAAGATTTGGACACTGGAAGAAAGTTATAAAGCATAGATTATTTGAACATAAAGGTTTATATAATTTTCAAATAGTTCCATTGAAGTTTAGAAAAGGAAAATATAGTAAAGAGTGTATTGAATGTCATGCACATTACACTGCAGCTAAAAGTCAACATATATGTTATGATTGCTGTATTGCAAATGCATATGCGTTACTTAAAGATACAATAACTACAGTAAGAAAGAAAAGTAAATCTTACACAGAATCAGATGTGAAATCAATAGCTGTGCAATCGTATGAGTTAGGTAGATTAAATTATTCTATGACTAAATATGATTCATGGTTAAATAAAATTGTAGATAATTATGGCACAAACAGGATTAAGAATAAAGACTGATATAAAAGATGTATATCAAAGGATAACTATTAACTCATCAGAGAGTGAATTAAAAGGTGAACCAGTACTATTAGTATCAGTATTCCATTGTGATCAAGATTGGACACCACAAGGTGCGCCATTAAATTATTATAGAACTGAGTCAGAATCAGAGTTTCATACAGCATTACGTAAAGATGCTGCAGAGAAAGAACAATTGATAACACAGTTTTGTACTGATCCGGAGTGGAATCCAGAAGGATATAGTTTAGATGATGATCAGTTTAAAATAGCAGATCCTAATGAAGATCCTAATTTAGAACATATAATATTAAAACATAAGGAGGAGAAAAATGGCAATATTTAATGAAATATTTGATTCATATAGAATCAAACAAGGCAACATAGAGGCAGCAAAGAAACTATTAGATGAAGAAGGTTTCTATGTACTTGATAAAGAAAAAGTAAATGAGCTTGTAGAAGATGTAAAAAATAATAATTACATTTCAAAAAACGCTAAAGATCATATGTTGGTTGCAATGGAGACATTGTTTCTTGCAAGTGTATAATTGTTATGAATTACAAAGAAGATATTAATTACATGGAGGGAAGGTGGATAGGTAAAGGTATAGCAGATAGAGTAGATCGTACAGAGTACAAGGATCTTAAGACAGCTATAGAAGTAAAACAAAATCTAATAGATAATTTTGAAAAGAAGTTTGGTTATAGCCGTAATCAAGACTCATTTGATAGAAATTATACTTTTAATCTTGGTATTCTTGAAGTCTTGAAAGAAAGGTTTAAGGAAGAAGATAATGGTTAAACTTATAGACCAGAACTTATAAGAATAATAAAAAGAATTAAAATGGCTAAAGTTATTAATCTTGGTTATCAAGATCATACATCAGACAAAGTTTATAAGACAGAGATTGTAGAGACAGGAGATAAGAGATATCAAGTTAGATATAGTTATGGTCGCAGATGGAATGTAAACAATACATACGTTGTACCAAAATACCCTGTAAACTTAGCAGAAGCTATCTCAATTAGAGATAAGCAAGTCAACCAGAAAATAAGAAAAGGTTATACAATAGAGGAAAAGTATTGAGAATCTCAGTATTTATCCTTATATTATAATATACCTTTTATTATGCCTAAGCAAGTAAATCTAATAGTTCAGATAAATATTCATGATAATATTGAAGAAAAGTTTTTTGATTACAATTTAAAATTTGAAAGACTTGAAGACTTTATTGAACATTTATTTGATGAAATACAAACTGATATAGATTCTTTAGAAGAGAATGGTTATAGCATAGATATTATGGGTGACATGGCAACAAGTCATTTAGTTTCTTTTAGCAAAAACTAAATATGATTGCAGCATTATGGGTGCTCTTAATAGGAGCAACGTTCTTATTATTAAATTACTTATTTATTTATTTAAAAAAATTGTTTGACAGATGAGTCAGAAAGATAATATAGTTAACGTAAGGTTAAAGAAACAAGGTAAAAAGTTAATACCTGCAAGTCCTTTTGAAACTAGCCAGTACAATAGTTTTATTGACACGTTAGAAGAGGATCAAGTAATAGAAGTGTTTTTTGAAGCACATAAAGATGACGGTACTAATGCTCAGTTAGCTAAGATACACACATGTATTAGGAAGCTGGCATTAGAAACCGGTTATACATTTGAACAAATGAAACTGGAAATTAAAAAGAGATCTGGTTTAATCTATGGTAACTTAAATAGTTCTGAAGGTTATGCTAAGTCTCTTGCAGATTGTTCTAAAGAAGAGTTGTCTTTAGTAATTGAAGCATTAAATGAGGCAGGAGAGATGGTTAACCTTTCTTTTTAGCTTTAGAAATAGTTGATCTTATTTCTTTAAGATGTTCGTGTGCTTCTTTAGACATTTCAACCTCTTGTTCTTGAGTTTCTGTTTTACCAGTTTTAATAAACTCAGCTTCAATAGTACCAATCATAGTATAAAGAGTAATAATATTTTGATAGAAGATATCATCATCAATTTTTTTTTCTATCTCTTCTACTTCTTTTGTACCTTGGTTAGCTGGATTTACCAGCCAACTTGCAGCTAGTAAGGTTTGCATTTGTTTTTCTTGAGATTCAGTCTGAAGATATGATTGCAAAAGAATTTTTAGACGTTGCAAAGCAGCACCATTTATTTTTATTTCTACTACTAGATCTTCTGGTACTGAAGTCCATTTAACTTTTTCTTTAATCATATCACAAATATATAAATATTATGGCAGAAAATAAAGTTTTAAAAGACGTACAACAAAAATTGTATGATAGATTAGTCCCATCAGGATGGGGCGGAAAGCTAAAAGCTTTCTTGTTAAGTGATGAATTCTATAACATTTTATCAGAGTTGTATGATCAATCACAAGGTGGTAAACATTTTACACCTGTATTAAAAGATGTTTTTAAAGCATTTGAAGAATGTCCATATGACAAACTTAAAGTTGTTGTTATTGGACAGGATCCTTATCCTCAAGCAGGAGTAGCAGATGGTATATCCTTTAGTTGTTCTAAGACAGGTAAAGTACAACCATCATTGCGTTATTTATTTAAAGAGATAGAAGATACCGTGTATCCTGACGGATATAAATGGGATCCAGATCTAAAGAGATGGAGTAATCAAGGAGTGTTGATGCTTAATACAGCTCTTACATGTCAGATAGGTAATATAGGTTCACATATAAATATATGGAAACCTTTCATTACATATTTGTTAGATATACTTGGACACTATAATTCAGGCATTGTGTATATATTTCTAGGCACTAAAGCTAAAGCATGGTCTAAATCTATACCAAGTATAAATTATAAGTTCTTTGTTAGTCACCCAGCGTCTGCTGCATACAAAAAGCAACAGCAATGGGATAGCAATAATTTGTTTAACAGAATCAACAATGTTCTTTATGAGAACAATGGTGAGAAAATAACCTGGTAATTATGAAAAGAGAAAGTAATATGGGAAGAGTAACATTTATAACGTTGTTATGTGCAGCGTTATATTTTGGAAGTTTAGTTATGATGGCATCTGCCTTTCAACCTAAAGAAGTAAAATCTCCAACAATTAAAGTTAAAGGAACAATTAGTCCTGCATATCCATTACCTGCTATTGATACTAATAGCGTATGGGAAGTGTTAGGTACTATGTATAATCCTGTTAAAGCGCAATGTGACAATACACCATTTGAAACAGCAGATGGATCTATGATACCTGTAGATAAATTAAAGAAGGAAAAAATTAGATGGGTTGCATTGTCCCGTGATTTATTATCGCGTTGGGGCGGTCCATTTGATTATGGTGATACTTTATATGTACATCATCCTAATAAACATGTAAGAGGTATATGGATAGTTCATGATTCAATGAACGCTAGATGGAGAAAGAGAATAGATTTCTTAAGATGGAAGAAAGGATCTTTTCCAGGTAAAGCATCGCATACGCTTATATCAACTAGACCTTTCTACAATAAACGCTAAGATAAGTTTAGTAGCAAAAACAAGACAATACAAAGCTGTAATTGGTTAATATCTAATCATTTATATTTTTTGTATATTTACGTTTAATAAAAAACTATTAATTAATTGTATGTCAGTCAAGTTAAAAACAATGACCACTACAGTAGATGGAAAGCAAGAGAAAGTATACATTCATTTAGAAACAATGCATGGCCATATTGTAGGTAAGGGTAAGTCTAAAAGAAAACTGTGGTTCATACCAAATCCAAAAAAGAAAGATGAATAAGTTCTTAGATACTTTATATAAAGAAACCGCTACCGTTGGAATGTTTGCTTCTAAAGATTTAAAGAAGTATGACAAGAAAAACGGTAGCACTACTTATGGAGAAATATCTAGAAGAGGTGTAGAAAAGTTTATAGAAGTCTTATCACCAAAGTTCCTTAATGAAACTTCTGTATTTTATGATATAGGCTCTGGAACAGGTAAGATGGTATTACATATTGCTGAGAAAGTAGGATGTGAAGCTACTGGTATTGAAGTAGTAGAGGAGCGTCATATAATAGCAGGTAACAAGAAGGTAGCTTATGAGAATGAATATCCTAATATTTCTAAAGCAATGTTCATTAATGATAAGTTTCAAAATGTACCTATAGCTGATGCAACTGTTATATACTGTGATAATACTCTACATAACATAAACTTTATGAAAGATATTGTTAAAGCAGTGCAACCTGGTTGTATCATTGCTTGTGTAAAGCATATACAAGGTGTAGAATACACACCAATAGAAGGTATAGAAGGTGTTGGAGTACGTATAGTTGATGGAGTAAAACCCTGGAGTTATAAATTCAAAGCTCCTTACGGATGGTCTTATAGACAAACGGGGTATATATATTTATATCAAGTAAAAGAAGGTGACTTAAAATAGACAGAGTCTTTTCTTACTATCATCTCTCTATCTGCTCTACTTCAACAACGCAGCAACCAACAAAACAAACATACCAGCTGTTGTTCCTAACCAACCAACCTTAACCCATTTCAAACGTCTGTTAGTCTCCTTAACTTCTTGTATCATTAAGTCAAGGTCCTGGCTCTTTACGTTTATTATAGTATCTTTTAATAGGATCACACTATCTTGGGTAGCCAGCATATTACTTTTTATTGATATAATGGAATCAAGGCTGGTTATAACGCTATCTTTATAGATCAGCTGTTTTTCAGCAATAGCTAAAACTGTATCACATTCATTAGCATATACCACTTTTGTGGCTATACGTTTAAGCTCTTGGTTAGTATAACACGTTAAAGTGTCTGTACTACCAGTTTGCCCGTATAAGACTGTCAAGCTCGTTATTGCTAGCAGTACTAATGTTAGTGTATACTTCAAGATATTTTATCTTTACTTTATTTTTAACTTTTGTAAGACTATCTACTTTTTGATTTAGCCTAACTGTAGACAATTCTAATTTGTTTGCAGTACTTTTCCAAAGTAGTACTTCTTTCTTAAGTTCTTTAATTTTTAATTCTTGTTCTTCCGTACTGGTAATGACAACCTTCTCAGCTGGAGAAGGCTGCCTTATAATCATATGAAGCCCTAAAGCAAATATGACTATGACCAATACAAGAATAATATTTCTACTACTTAGTAGTCTTTCCATTACCAGTAAAGTTTACTTTACGTAGAACAGAAATACCTAACATAGACGCAGAAAATATTAGTAGTGAATCTAACATAGTTCCATCTATTTCATAGAAATGAAAACCATCCATGATAACAAGTAAGAAACATATGGCAGAGCCAATAACACCTACTGTTTTCTTTGATGAGTATTTCTTGTCTTTTAGATCTTCAGTTAAGATATCGCTTATGAATTTCATAATTTAAAAATTAAATGTTAGATAACAAATATAGATAAATTTATTTAAATTTATAATCACACAAAATGGCTAAACACAAATTACCAGTAACTCAAGAAGAAGTTCTTCAACTAGAAAAATACGTTTATGAGTTACACAGATATACAGAAACAGCTGAAGTAATGAAAGATATGGAGACTGATAAAGTCCATAAACTTTTAATTGAAGTTCAGTATATGCAAATGGCCTTAAACATTTATTCAAAGTTATTTCCTAAAAAGAAAGCAGTAATAGGATATAGCATAGATGAAGCTAAGAAAGAACATAAATACATTAAGTATTGGTTGTTTTCTAGTGCAGAGTCTGCAGGGTATATTTTAAATGAGATACCACAAAGAATTGAATTAATGTGTAAAGGGAAAAGAAAGACACCTGTTGTAAAACAATCTCTAAGAAAACCAGTAAAACTAGAAAACGGTAATCTTAGATACATTACACAAGGATGGATCTTTATGTACAAAGAAGATTGGGATAAGAAAGGATCGGAAGATTTTGATTTAGTATTTAATCCAGGCAGTTCATGCTTTAAATTTAAAAATATATATGAAGAACAATGTGTTGTTAAAACAGATGGAGCTGTTTGATATGATTACGTCAGCTAAACTAACTCCTAATCAGTATTATTTGTTATGCTGCATGCATGACTCAGTTACACCTATCAGAATGAATCTAAGACTAGAACTTAAAAGTTTGATAGAAGATAAATGGGTAACAAACAAAGATGTAGAGCACGGGTATGTACTAGCACCTAAAAGTGTTACCCTTATTAAGAAAGTTGAGAGGTTATTTAAGATTCAAAAAAGTAAAACATCTGCTCAACTGATGAACAAAAATTACAAAGAAAACATTTTAGCATTTAGAAATATTTTTCCTAATGAAAAACTACCTAGTGGTAGAGCTGCAAGAAGTGCAATAGGAAATCTAGAGACATGTTTTAGATGGTTCTTTGACAATCATGAATATGATTGGCCAACTATTTTATTAGCAACGGAACTTTATGTATCAGAGTTTGATTATGACAAGAAATATATGACTTGTTCTCAATACTTTGTAAGAAAGCAACCAGCTGGGACAAATAGTTTTATCAGCAAATTAGCTGATTATTGTGAGTTTATAAAATCAGGAGGTGAAGTAGTTAAAAAAGCTACATTCTCCACAAAAGTTGTATAATATGAGTGAAAGAAAAAAGAAAATACATGGTTTCTTAATAGGCATTTCTTTTTCTTTATGCGCATGGTTTATTGTTAATTTATTCTTACTCAAAGTCACTATATTTCAGTGGATTATAATAGAGATAATTATGGGATTTATGGAATATTTTTGTAAATTTGTTAAAGAGTATTCAGGAATAGTAGAAGCAGAAAATACTAGTTCAGAAACAGAAGATCTATGAATAGTAACAAACCGTGGGAAAGTCAAAAGAAAGGTTATCAAGAAGCCTTAAGCTATATACATGCAAGAAGACAAGGCTTAATTACAAGCTTTAAAACACCATGGCCTAAAGTGAATGATGCAGGAGTCAATGGCTTTGAGTGGCAATCACTAACAGTTATAGGTGGTAGACCTGGTACAGGTAAAACGTTAATTAAAGATCAGATTGTAAGAGAAGGATTTGAAATTAACAATGGGCAGACAATTAGAGTTCTAGAATTCCAGTTTGAAATGGTAGCTAGAGCATCTAAAGTCAGAGAGTTTTCATCAACACTGAAAAAATCATATAAGTATGTATGTAGTGCTGATGAAAACAACAAGCTCACAGTAGATGACTTTAAAAAGTTACATGACCATGCTAAAAAGATGGTTGACATAGATAAGTTTCCAGTAGATATAGTAGAGAATCCTTGTACTATTGAAACTTTTAAAAAGATTGTTACAGATTATATGGAAACATATGCTCAAATAATTAATGATAAGAAAGTTTATGTTAATACTGTTGTAACAGTTGATCATTCTAATTTATTTAAGAAAAGTAAATCAGAAGGAGGTAAAACAGATATGCTTTATAATCTAGGTGAAGCATTAACTAACCTTAAAAAAAGATTTCCTATAGCTTTTATTGTATTATCACAATTAAAGAGAGAGGTAGAATCTCCTGAAAGGAATGAAGATGGTAAGTATGGAAATTATATATTAGAAACTGACTTGCTTGGAGGTGATGCATTGTTTCAACATGCAGATCTAGTAGTTGGTGTTAACAGACCAGCTAAAAAGTTTATAAAGTATTATGGGCCAGATAGATATATTATTGATGATGACTCAGTTTTAGTTTGGCATTTTCTAAAATGTAGAAACGGTGACACTAGGATGAGCTTCTTTAAAGGTCTATTTGATCAGATGAAAGTTTTAGAAATGAATACACCTGGAGTTCATGTTAAGTCAGTAAGAACAAGTTAAAAAGAAAAAGATGGGATTAAAAACCAGAAGTAATAAGGAAAAAAAGAAAGATATATTAACAAAGAGAGAGAAGATAGCAAAGTTACAAGATAAACATTTGGAATTATTTAAACAAGAGGGAGTTAAACAACCAAAGTTTATACCTAGAATGTGTTATAAACATGAAGGTGAATTAATAGTCTCTTTTTATCCAAGTGAAATAGAAGGTGGAGTAGATCTATATACAGAATTTGTAAGTAGAGACTATGAACCTGAAGATCCTGAAAGAAGGTTATGGAAGTGGGTATACAATGATTCATATGAAACTGAGTATCCACAGTCTGAACCTCATCCAAGTACAGGAGATAGACGCTTCTTAATACCTATTGATGAACTTATAGAGGTTGAAAAGAAACCTGAAGTAAAACAACAAATGTTGTTTGAACCACTACCAGATGCAGATGCAGACGTGCCTTTCAATTCAATGACATTGAGAGATTACGCAGCAATACAGTGGAAAGTACCGGTAAGTCACAAGAAGTGGCTAAATAATTTAATTAATGATCTAGAAGAAAATAAACCTTTTTAAAATGACAGAAGTAAAATTACCTAAGAAAAAAGTTAAAGCAACAGCACAAAGTCCTAAGAATCTAATTATATTCTCTAAGCCTAAAGTAGGTAAGACTGCGCTATTAGCAGGATTAGACAATTGTTTAATATTAGATCTTGAAGATGGATCTGACTATGTTGATGCATTAAAGATAAAAGCACATACAATAGAAGATATCAAAGCTATTGGAGAACAAATAAAATCAGAAGGAAAACCATACAAGTATATTGCAGTAGATACTATTACAGCATTAGAAGAAATTTGCATTCCTTTTGCAGAAATACTATATTCACGGACTTCAATGGGTAAAAATTGGTATAAAAAAGGTGCTGATGGCAGGATATCCACAGCTAGTGGTAAAGCACAATATGGTAATATATTAAACTTACCTAATGGTGCGGGCTATGTCTATTTGAGACAAGCTATTACCAAAATGACAGAATATTTAAAATCTTTAGCACCAAGAATTATATTAGTTGGACACGTTAAAGATGTTATGTTAGAAAAAGCAGGAGCTGAATTTACAAGTGCTGATCTTGATTTAACAGGAAAGATTAAAAGAATTATGTCTTCTCAATCTGATGCTATTGGTTATCTTTTTAGAAAAGGCAATAAAAACATATTGAGCTTTAAAACAAATGACGGTGTTAGCTGTGGTGCTAGACCTGATCATTTGAAGAATAGAGAAATTGTTGTGTCTGAAATGACTGACAAAGGTTTGGTAACAAACTGGGATGAAATATACATAGATTAATAATTTAAATTTGAAAGTATGTTAAGTACAAAAGATGTAAAAACAGGTGGAGACGGAGGAACTCCAAAGACAATAACTCCAGGTAATCACACCTTAAAAGTGAATAATATTGAATTGAAACAATGGTCTTTTATGGAAAAAGACAATTCATATTTTGTGAATTTAAGTGTTGAAACTAAACCTATTGAAGGGTTTGAAGGATTCTTTATTAACCCAGATGATGAATCATTAGGTAGATATGAAGGCCAAGTAGGTCAAGTTAAATCTCAAAGATGGTTTTATAAAGATGGTGAAACCAAAAGAGGTGACACTATTTATAGAGATAATGAAATACTAAAGTTCATTAAGAATTTTTGTGCTGAAACAGGTTGTTCTGATTGGTTCAAAAAAGCTGATGATAAGTATGAAACTATTGAAGAGTTTGTAGAAGCATTCAATAGTGATGCACCTTTCAAAGATAAGTGGTTAGACTGTTGTGTAGCTGGTAAAGAATTCTATAAAAAGAATGGTTATCTTGGCTATGATATGTTTTTTGCAAAATATGCTAACAGAACTAAAGGTTATACTGCTGAAGGTACAGGTGATGTACATGAATATAATATAGAGGATCACTTAATTAAAGCTGAACCGCCTGCTGACGTAGAAAGTTTTGGTGATGATTCTAAAGAACCTCTAATGGACAAAGTTGCTAACGCTCCTGAGTTTGATTTATAAAAAGTAGAAAGAAAAGTAAGTATATTTCATCATTTAAAGGAGAGTTCTTTTAGGGCTCTCCTTTTTTTATTCTAAGTATTATGTTAAGAACAAAACACATTATTACAGATATATCTAAAGTTCCAGAAGAGTGGATCTTTGAGTACTATCTTAAATTAAAAGAGAAACTTACAGGACAAGATGTAAAGCTTACTTCAGTTTTCAATAAGAAAGATTCTAATCCTTCTATGTATGTATTTTATAATACAGACACAGAAAGATATTACTTCAAATGTTTTTCGTCTGATAAAAAGGGTACAGCATTTGAACTTGTAAAGATTCTGTTTGATTATAGTTCTGCAAAACAAACAGCTATGAGAATATTAAATGATTATAGTCAGTATATTCTAGATGGCGGTGAAGAGTTTGCATTAAGAGAATTTAAAATAAGAAGTAAGTACAAGATAAAACAAGCCGTTCCAAGAAACTGGAATGCAATGGATAAAAAGTATTGGATGAAATACAGAATTGATTCTAAGTTATTAGAACAATATAACGTTTCTCCTTTGGATCATTACACCCTATATAAAGAAGATTGTAATGATGAACTAAAGCTTGTAGGGCAATGTATATATGGATACTTTACTAATAAAGGTTTGTTATACAAGATATATACACCGCTCGCTAAGACAAGATTTTTTAAAGTTAAAGATCATATACAAGGTATAGATCAACTTACTTATGAGCAACCATATTTAGTTATATGCAGTAGCATGAAAGATTTGTTATCATTCAAGAAACTTGGATTTGTTAACGCAGAGGTTGTTGCTCCAGATAGTGAGAATACTTTGATCCCAGAAAGATTAATAGATAAGTTTAAAGATAAGTATAAAAATGTATGTACATTATTTGACAATGATGAACCCGGTTTGAAAGCAATGCTTAAATACCAGGATAAATTTAATATACCATATGCTCATTTAAAACTAGAAAAAGATCTATCAGATTCAATAGAAGCACACGGTATAAAGAATACAAGATTTCATTTGTATCCCGTACTAACTAATGCCTTAACAGGTACAACTAAAAACTTACCCATATGAATAGAAAATGGCACGTAGGTATTGACATTGGTCTAAAAGGCGCAATCTGTGTTATGGAAGATCAAGGTAATAATGAAATAAAAATAGATATACATCCTATGCCTGTGTTAAAAGGCAAAATGGATTATTATAAACTACATGAGCTTATTGAAAAATTTGAAGGTTTCAATGGACATGTAGTATTTGAGAAGCTTGGTGTTATATATGGCACCAGTAAAACAACAGCATTCTCAATGGGGTATCAAGCAGGATCATTAGAAGCTATGCTTATAGCTAGAGCTGTTCCTTATACAATGGTACCCGCAAAGAAATGGCAGGAAGAAATGTTTCAAGGCGTAACAGAGTTAAAGAAATCAGGAAGTAATAGAAGAGATACTAAAGCTATGGCAGAAGTAGCAGCTAAAAGATTATTTCCACACATGGATTTAACTATGACAGAACGCGCTAAGAAACCACATGATGGATTAATTGATGCCTTATTAATGGCAGAGTATTCACGTAGAAAATTTAATTAAATGGAAAAAGAAAAGCTAATTTCAAGAGTAGATAAATCAGGCTTTGAAATGTTTACAGATAAAGGAAATGATAAAGTTAGATCTATTGTTAAATCAGGTATTAAAAAGGTATATTCTAGAAAAAGAATAACTGAAGAAGAACTTTATGATTATATAGGTAAAAAGGTTATGAAAGCTTCTAATAATGACAAGAAGTATGGAGAAATATTAGATAGTGAACCGCCTAGTCATATATGTTTTTGGATAAATCAAGCTTTATCTGATGTAGGTTATGAGTTTCGTTTAACAAGATGGGAACTAACTGACGCTGCTTTTAATTCATTAAAAAATCAAGATGAAAAAGTGTAGTATATGTGAAGAAGAGTATACAGGATATGGAAACAATCCAGCACCTGTTGCTGAAGGTAGATGTTGTGATTATTGTAACACACATATAGTAATACCAGTTAGACTATCTGCTATTGGAGATGGTATAATTAAGAAACATTATAAAAAAAGAAAAGAAAAAAATGAATAATTATTATCAAAGCGTGCAAGAACGCAGGGCAGAAAAGCATAAAGAGAATGAATTAGACATGCCAACTATATGCTTTAAGTTAAAAGATATGGGCGTTGTTGCTATTCAGATATCATATAATGGATCAGGAGATAGTGGGTGTATAGAAAACTTTGGTTTATACACTCATGAAAGTTTAAAGGAAGATAATACATCTGTAGAAGAACTAATGGACTGGAGTGAATGGGATATACATCAAAGTATGTCAGATGAAGTATGTTCAGATGAAATAGAAAATTATTTAGTAGAATTTTTTGAAAATACTATTTTAAATGATGTAGAGGATTGGTGGAATAATGATGGAGGTTATGGAATTCTGACTTTTAATGTTGATACAATGCAATGGAAATGTAATAACAATTGCTATAGAACTGAGACAGATAATTATCATCATGAAGGTGGTGTAAACAATACTGGGATAGATTGGAAAAAACAATTATACCAGGCATAATGGCACATCCGTTACAACATGCTAAGTCCTCAGTAAAAAAATGGGGAGGTATTGCAGAAGATTATATACATATTCATGATTGGTTTGATGATACAAAATCATGGATAGGTCATAGCAAGCATCGTTTATTTAGACATCATTCTGAAGGCATATTTTTATGTGAAGAAAAATTTGGAAAAAGTTTTATTAATTCAGATGGTAAAACTGTATACACTAGATATGTTGGTGAGCAACATGTTAAGGAGGATTGTCTTGGACATATTCCTTCTGCAAAAGAGTGGATAGATAATTTAAGTAATCCTCCAAAGTGGATGATTAAAACTCAAAAAATAGAGGACTAAAAAATGAAAATTATAAATAGAGAACAATATGAGTCAATGAAACAAATGTTACAGTCTGATGATCAAGAAAACTGGAATGTTGCATTGACTATTATGGAGGATTCTAAAATGGATAAGAATAATGTAATACCTCTAATTTTATTATGCAAGTTTGGTAAGACTCCAAACTCATGGATACATGAAAACTATCCTAAGTTTTATAAGAAAGTTGCAAAATTAACTGACAAAGCTTTAATAACTGCATGTACTTTCAATGAAGTATTTGACATTATTGCAAAAAAAGAAGTTCCCAGTGAAGCAGCAAAGATAGCGGTTCAGGAGTTTACTGAATCTCTTAAGGATAAGTTAGAGACAATAGGTTATGATTTTATAAAAGATATACATATTGAGTTTAAAGAATAAAGTAGAAACGTTAGCTAAGGCTTCTAAAGAATTAATGCTTAAGGAGCCTTTTTATGGTTTGATTTTAATGGCACTAAATAAGATGTGGGACAAGCATAAAGTTCCTACAGCTGGTGTTAAATTAAATGGTGTAAATTATGAGTTAGTAATTAACTCGGAGTTTTGGGAAGGATTGTCTTCTAAAGAAAAACTAGGTATATTAAAACATGAGTTATTGCATATAGGCTTTTTTCATCTTACAGATTTTACTCATCTGAAAGAAAAGAAGATTGCAAATATAGCAATGGACATAGAAATAAATCAGTACATAGAAAAGGATTGGTTACCAGAAAATGGATGTTTCTTAGAAACATTTCAAGAACAAGGTATGGATTTAGAACCAAGAAGAGGTACACGTTATTACTATGACAAGCTTATAGAAGAAATGGAATCCGGATCTGATCTAGGCAATGCTTTAGAATGCATGAATGGTATGGGAGGAGAAGGAGATGGTGAAGCTGTCCCAGGTAAAGTGAATGAAGATGGTAATATAGAATTACCTGATGGCACTGTAATAGAAATGCCTGATCATAAATGGGATGATATTGAAAAGATGGATGAGGCAACTCAGAAACTTATCAAAGCTCAGACAGGGCATATTATAAAGCAAGTAGCAGAACAAGTAGAAAAAAGTAGAGGTTTTGTACCAGGAGAATTTGAAGAGATAATCAAGAAGCTTAATACTTTAGAACCTGCTAAGTTTGATTGGAAAGGATATATGAGAAGATTTGTAGGTAAGTCTACAAAAACATATACTAGAAAGTCAAGGCGTAAATTTAATAAAAGAACACCTGAATTTCCAGGGCTTAAAATTAAAAGACATAAGCATATTCTAGCAGCTATTGATACGTCAGGTTCAGTTAGTACAAGAGAGCTGACAGAATTCTTAAATGAGTTGCATCATTTAAAGAAGACTGGCTCTGATGTTACTATATGTCAGTGTGATACAGCTATTTCTTATATAGGTAAATTTGATCCTAAGAAGGATCTTAATATACACGGCAGAGGTGGTACAGATTTTCAACCTGTAATAGATTATTATAATGAGAAACTACATGAGTATAGTTGTCTCTTTTATTTTACAGATGGTGAATGCAGTGCACCTGAGAATGCAAAAGGTAATATTTTATGGGTTATATCATCTGGTGGAGATGCATATGAAAAATTCCCAGGAACAACAATTAAATTAGAATTATAAAAATGAATCAAGTAAGTTTAGACTCAGGAGAAATGAAAGATTTTCTCCAGCATATTATAAGTAACAATAGACACATACAAGCTCAAGGTAAAAGACCTGTAGCAACAGAAGTAATTGGTGAATCTGGTCTTGGTAAAACAAGTATCGCATTGCAATTAGCAGAAGAGCATGAATTAAATTATGTAAAACTTAATCTTGCTCAAATAGAAGAGCTTGGTGACTTAATTGGTTTTCCGTTACGTCAATTTCAGTTATGTAAAGAAGGAGGAGGCGTAGAAGTTAAAACTGAACTTAAGAAAGTAAAACTTCCTAATGGTATGGAAGTAATGAAGAAAGTTCAAGTTGAATCAGAGATTGAAGGTGACTGTATATGGGTAGATGAAAATGCAATTGATGAATATGTAAAGCAAGGATACAATTTTACTGGAGAAAAAAGAATGTCATACTGCCCACCAGAGTGGATTGCTGATAAGCAAGGTGGTGGTATTCTTATACTAGATGATTGGAACCGTGCTGACATAAGATTTATACAAGCAGTTATGGAATTGGTAGATAGACAAGAATATATTTCTTGGAAGCTGCCTGATGACTGGCACATTGTATTGACAGCTAATCCAGATGATGGAGAGTATTTAGTAAATGCAATTGACGTAGCTCAAAGAACTAGATTTGTTAGTGTAGTATTAAAATGGAATCATGAGCGTTGGGCTGAGTGGGCAGAAGGAGAAGGTATTGACGGTAGATGTATCAATTTTGTGTTGATGAATCCTGAAGTTGTAAATCAAAGAGTTAATCCAAGATCTATGACAACATTCTTTAACTGTATTAGTTCTATACCAAAGTTTGAAGATCAACTACCTCTTATACAAATGGTAGGTGAAGGTTCAGTTGGTCCAGAAGTTGCAACATTATTTAGTAGTTTTATTAATAACAGACTAGATAAGTTGATGACACCTAAAGAGATCTTATTAGGTCAAGGTGATGATGCTATAGCAAATAAATTACTACTTGCTATATGTGACGGAGGATCAGCTGCAACTAATTACAGAGCAGATATAGCAAGCATAATGTCAACAAGGTTAATTAACTATACCTTAAACTATGCTGAAAGTAATAAGATAGATGATCCTATTATTAATAGAATATCACATCTTGTTAAACACGCTGAAGTATTTACAGATGATCTTAAATATCATATTGTAAAGAAAATTCTCAATGGTAATAAGAAAAAGTTTCAAAAGCTTTTATTTGATACCAAAGTACAAGAGTTAGCAACAAAATAATTATAAGACGTAAGATAAGGCAGTCCTTTAAATGACGGTACTATTTCTTAAGGCAGGGTGGCGTAGGACTTATCCCCTGCCGCGTCTTTTATTTAAATTAAATTTATGGAAAAATATATTTTTATTAGTAAAAATGGTGATAGCTTCACTGATTTTAAAGTTGGTTTGAAGCACGGATTCTTTCTTGAAGATTATGAGGAAGAATTAAATGTATCAGAAGATGCATGGGAGGCAAAAGATGATGGTTCAGATATTCTATATTTTTATCCTGGATGTACAGTTCCAAGGTTTAAAGTTAAAGAACATTTTAAAGCAACATTAAAACCAGAAACAGCAAGCGCAGTTTTTATTCCTGCAGAGGGGAACTTCCCTTTTAAAACAGATAAAAACATGGCTGTTTGTAAGACTATTGAAATGAAGGTAACAGATTTTCTTGGTTATATAAAAGCCAATTATACAAAGCAGGATAGAAGATGGGATAAATTACATATGCTAGCACACATGAATAGTTTTACAACGTGTTATATTGATGCAAGTTTTGTAGTAGCTAATTATTACCACGGACCAAATGATGCAACAACAGGTAATAAAACTTCATTAGATCAATGGTTAAGCGGTTCTAGATGGGGCTATTCTTCATTTAGTGGAGAAGATTGTAAGGCAATGGTATTTATACCAATGAATTCAAAGCTTAATAATATTACATGTCCAATATATTATGAGACAGATTTATTAAAACATTTAAATAAAGATGCTCTTGTAATAGATGACAAAAAGTATAATGAAATGACAGCTTTTGGAGAAAGTGATGATGATGAAAATATAGTTCTTATGATGGAGCTTATGGCTAATTGTGATTTTGAAAAAAGTTATGTATATTTGCTTATGCTTTTAAAGGCATATGGTAATAAGATGGCATATCAGCCTGTTATTAATCATGTAAACTTTAGAAGTCTCCTGAAATATTTTAATCTTGAAAGAAAAGAAATAGGAGATATTGACTTGCTTAAGCTGACACAAGCTTTAAAAGCAACCAAGAAATTTACCAGATCAAACGTCCAAATCATACAATCATTATGTTCTGCTGATTATATCCGTTATGAGAACAAGGATATAAATAAGTACTACACAGAGGGACCGTGCCTTAGACCGGAGTTTAATAATTTTAATGATGTATAATTAATTCATATGAATGATGTTCTAGAAAAAGATGTAAATATTTTGGAGGCTGAATTTTATAGTAAGCCTTTTTACTTTAGTTATAGTAGTTTAAATACATTACTTGATGCACCAAGTAAATTCTATAAAGAATATGTATTGAAAGACAAAGATCGTGAAATAGCAAAGTACCTTCTAGAGGGTGTGTTAATTCATTATCTAGTGTTAGACGGATTAGATTTTGACAGCAAGTTTATTGTTGCTCCAGAATCTTTACCTAGTGAAAGCTCAATGGAAATCATACAAGCTGTGTTTAAAGAGCACACAAGAAGAACTGATAAAGTTGATCTGCCGCTAGCAGATTATAGTGATATAATCTTGGAGAAGTTAAAAGAAAAGAATCTGCATCAAAGACTTAAAGAAGATGAGCAGAGAGTAAAGAAGATAGCTGATGTTAAAGGAGAAGCTTTCTTTGAGTTTCTAAAAATTAAAGGTACCAGAACTATTATAGATAGCGCATTGCTAGATAAATGTAGTAGGAGAGCTGAAATTGTAAAGTCTGATGAATGTATAAGAAAACTTATTGGTTTAGACTTGCAACATGATGGTCATAATATTGGTATTTATAATGAGTTGGAAATATCTGCAGAAGCTAATAAATATAAATTTGGTTTCAAAGGTATCGTTGATAATCTTGTTGTAGATGTAGTTAATAAGAAAGTAACTATTAATGATTTTAAAACAACAGGTAAGTCCCTGGTAAAGTTTGAAGAATCAGTTGAGCATTGGAACTATTGGTTACAATGTTGTATGTACATAGATTTAGTTAAAGATTTTCTGAAAGATGTTATTGACGGAAGTTGGGAAGTATCTTTTAACTTTATTGTATTTGATAGAAACAATCAACTATATGCTTTTCCGGTAAGTGATAAAACATTATCTCACTGGTATCATAAAAGCTATCAAGTATTTGATGATGCTAATTATCATATTGTAAATAAAGAGTTTGATCTGCCACAAGCATTTGCATTAGGTAAAATAAAACTTTAAATTTACACGTATGATGCTAACTTCTATATATAAAAAGTATATTCAAAAGAGCAGGATATTTCTGTATCCTGTTCTTAGGATTAAAAGAGGTGTTAGCGTAACACCTGTTCAAACTTATATGGCCTGGGATGGTATGTATGAGTTTGAAGATAACAAGTTTATTGTTGTATATCATAAAAGAGAGGATAGGGAATTCAAAAGATTTGAGGAGATAGCATTGCTAAACAATGAATTATTCTTAGATTATTTTGAAATTGATGATAACAAAGGAGCTTATGTGTTTGACTTTACTGATTATGCAGTTGATTATAAGCACATTAGAAATGGAAAATATTCCAAACTCTCTACTCCTTACAAGCAGCGTATTCTTAAGTTCTTTAAGAACCATAAAAGACACCATGCTCATGTAGAAAGTTATTTATTCCCTGATAAATACTTTAAGATCTATGCAAATATTTTGAAGGTAAATGAAAATCTGCTAAAGCAGGTTGGAGAACTATGTTCAAAACCTTTACTAGATCAAGAAGTATTAGTAAGTGATAAGAAAATTTTAAATTTACAAACATTTAACTTAAATTTGTCAAATGAAAAATAAAGAATTGACAGCTATCAAAGCACAAGGTAACAACATGATGTTAGTTACTGGTTACTGGCAAAATACAGATACGTTCAAGATGATTCCTATTACGGAAGATTGTCCGTATTCAGAAGTAATTTATGATCCTAATACAACTCTATTAGTTGTAATTAGTAAAATTGCTAAAACTAATTTTCAAATGATTCCCCGTTTAGATGATAACGGAAATCAAGTACGTGCTACAAAAAAGAAAGAGAATGGTAATCCGTTTAAAGAACAACGTACAACCATTGATGTATTTACAGAGTATTACATTGTAGAAAAAGAAGAGCAAGAATCTTTTGTAGATTTGTTTGCATGCAATAGTGAAAGCTATGATTACAAAAAGTTTATGAAAGAAACAGAAAAGAAAGCTCCAGATATGGGAGCTGTAGGTCCAGACATGATTCTACCTGAAACTAAAATAGTAGATAAATCTGGAAAAGTAATTTCTACTTAAGAGTTAGAAAATAATTTACTTCGTTATTTATGTAGAAAAAAGGGTAGGGTTTTTAATCTTACCCTTTTTTTATTAAATTTAATTTATGGCTAAAAAAAGAACATTAAATGAATATAGACAAGTTAAGGATTGTGTTTACGCAAACCAAGTCATAAAACCTAAGAAGGAATTATTAGTTGACTTTGCATTAGAAGTTATACAATTAAGAAAGCAATACCCAAATGACCAAGATTTTGGTAGAGAGGTAGCAAAGAAAGTTCATAAGGTTATAAAATAGTAGTATGACGCATTACGTAATGGATTATGAGACATTGTCTAATTGCTTTATTGGTGTCTTTGAACATTACAAAAACAAAGATGATGTCAGGATATTTCGTTGCACACCTTTTCATAATGAGATCAAAGAGCTATATAAGTTCTTTAGAAAAAATATTGAAGAGAAGCAATGGCATATATCTTTTAATGGACTTGCATTTGATGCGCAGATAACTAATTTTATTATCAAGCATGAAAAGCAATTCTTAAAACAGGACGGTGAACAAATTGCTAAATCAATATATGGCAAAGCACAAGACTGTATAAACAGACAAACAAATAAAGAGTTCCAGGAATGGAGTGAAAAGCAATTAGCAATAAAGCAAATTGATATATTCAAATTAAATCATTGGGATAACAGAGCTAAGATGAGTTCATTAAAATGGATTCAATGCTCAATGGACTGGCATAATGTTCAGGACATGCCTTTACATCACACAACTATTATAGATTCAGCTGAACAGATTGATGATATAATTAAGTATTGTTTAAATGATGTAGCAAGTACAAAAGCTATAATGCATTTGTGCAAGGATCAAATTGCACTAAGAGGAGCATTAACAGAAGAATATGGTATTAGTTTATACAGTGCTTCTGAACCACGGATATCTAAAGAATTATTCTTGTATTTTTTACAACAGGAAACAGGTATAAGCAAGTATGAGTTAAGAGACGGCAGGACATATAGAAGACAAATTTATGTTAATGACATTCTCTTACCTTATTTAAAGTTTGATGTACCTGAATTTAATGATCTACTAAACAAGTTTAAGAACTTGGTATTAGATGCAGAGAATTTAAAAGGTGCCCTGAAGTTTAATGTTAAATACCGGGGCGTAGAAATAGACTTTGGTCTAGGTGGTGTCCATGGTGCAAAAAGGGGTATATATATACCTAATGAAGATATGACAATTATGTCTTCAGATGTTGTAAGTTACTATCCAAATCTAGCTATTAGAAACGGGTGGTCACCTGCACATTTACCATCAGATGAGTTTTGTAAACTGTATGAATGGTTTTTTAATGAAAGGAAAAAGATTCCTAAATCTAATCCTAAAAATTATGTATATAAGATTATTCTAAATTCTACATATGGTTTAAGTAATGATAAACACAGCTTCTTGTATGATCCAGAGCTGACAATGCGTATTACAATTAATGGTCAATTAAGTTTGATGATGTTGTTTACAATGATATCAGAACAGATACCAGGCGCAATACCAATCATGACTAACACAGATGGTGTAGAAATTATGATACCAACTAGGTTTAAAGATCAATACATGAAGATATGTGAGGAGTGGGAATTGTTAACTAATCTAAAACTTGAACATGATGAATATCAAAAGTTAATTGTACCAGATGTAAATAATTATATAGGGATCTTTAAGTATAATGAGGTTTCAAAAGAGGACTTCATAAAACTGCAATCTAAAAGCCCTGAAGCATTATTTAAAAAACAAGATGGTAAATTTTATTTTGCAGCAACTAAATGCAAAGGTAGATTTGATTTTAAAAACTTAGCACTACATAAGAACAAAAGTTTTCAAATTATACCAAAAGCTTTATATAGTTATTTTGTACATAATATAGATCCTAAAAAGTTTATTCTTAGAAGCAGAAATATATTTGATTTCTGTGGTCAAACAAAAATTAGAGGTAGCTGGAAGTTTATTAATATGGGTATCAGGGATGGTATACCATTTAAAGAAGATGTTCAGAAGACCTTAAGATACTATGTCTGTAACACGGGTAGTAAAATAATAAAATACAACCTGCAAGATGACAGACAGATAAATGTAGTATCTGGCAAATGGCTACAAAGAATCTTTAATTTATATGAAGATGAGCCGTGGGAACAGTATGACATTAATTACAAATTCTATTTGCAAAGAATAGATAATGAAATTAAAGCCATGCGCCCAGAATTATTTATAAATCAATATAGTTTATTTTAAAAATCAAAGTTATGCCTAAAAGCACAAAAGCATACGTGGATAAACACGTATTATTGTCT